GATCAAGAACATATAGACTGTACAAAGAAGAGGTATCGCTATGCTCAGTAAAATTAAAGTTTACGGTAGATTAGCTCGATTCTTGGGAGAGCGTACTTTTGAAGCGGAAATATCATCTCCTACAGAGGCTTTTAAATTTTTATTAGCAAACTTTCCTAGTTTAGAATCTCACATGATGGAGCAAAACTATTGCGTAAAAGTAGGAGATTATGAGATAAGTGAGACTGAATTAGATACCCCTACAGGAAGTCAAGAAATAAAAATAGTACCAGTTGTTATGGGGGCGAGAAAAGGTATAGGAAGATTTCTTTTAGGAGCAGTTCTTATTGGTGCTGTTGTAGTCACGGGAGGTGCTGCTGGAGTAGGTTTTGGTGCTTCTGGAGGACTTGGTTTTGGATTAAAAGCTGGAGCTACAGCAACATTGGGAACATCTTTGTTATCAGCAGCAGGAAACTTAGGTATATATCTAGCTTTATCAGGTGCAGCAGAAATGATAAGTCCTACACCTAGTCCTGATAGTGCTTCTGACGATCCAGCTAGTTTTACATTTAATGGAATCCAGAATACGATAAGGGCTGGTGTTGCTATACCAGTTGTGTATGGTGAAATATTTACTGGATCGCTTGTTGTATCAGGCGGTATTGATACTGATGATTTCTCAGGTTAATTATGTTTAAAGTTGCTGAAATACATCCTGGATCAGGACGAAAAGAAATTCAATTAAACCCTTTTAAATGGTTTGGTGGGGGAGGTGGTACGGCAGTAGAAGTTTTAGGTTCTTTACGAAGTAAGCAAGCATTAAACCTTGTTGAGGTTATAAGTGAAGGAGAAATTGAAGGTTTCCCGTCAGCAGCAGGATTAACAAAAGGAACTGCTGCTTATAATAAGGCAGCTTTAAAAGATATATTTTTAAGTTCAACTCCAATTGTTAAACCAAGTGCAAATCCTAATAATATTTTAGATTCTGATTTTAACTTTACGGGAATAAAATTTGAACCTCGTTTTGGGACATCAAACCAAACTTTTATAAAAGCTATAAGTGCTATTGAAAATGAAGAGGCTGTAGGAGTAAAGGTAACTAATGCTGCGTCAGTAACAAGAACTATAACTGAATCTAATATTGATGCTATTAGAGTTACAGTCCGTTTTGATGCATTAATTAAGATAGATGATGAAACTGGTAAAAATTTAGGAACCTCTGTCGATTTATTTATATTAATTACTGAAAATGATGGAACTGTAACTCGTTTTGATAAAGATACAAGTAGTGAAACGATTTCTTTCTTGGGAGGACTTTTTGGAATTATTCCTATGAGTCAGTCTGCATTTACCGTAAGTGGTAAATCACGAAACGCATATAGCAGAGATTTTTTAATAACAATTAAAGATAATACTGCTTTTCCAATTCAAGTGACAGTTGGGAGAGCTTCTGGGGATCATGTAGAAAAAATAACTGATACTTTTTCATGGTCATCATTCACAAAGATAATAGATGAACAAAGACCTTATCCAGATATAGCTCATACCTATTTACGTTTTGATGCGGAACAATTCCCAAGTATTCCAGATCGTATGTATCGGATTCGTGGAGTAAAAGTTAAAATTCCACACAATGCAACTGTAGATCAAACAAATGGAAGATTAACTTATAGCGGCACATTTAATGGAACGCTTACTACAACAAAACATTGGTGTTCTGATCCAGCTTGGATTTTATTTAACTTATTAACAGAATCTCGCTTTGGGTTAGGAGATCATATAGCAGAATCACAATTAGATAAATTTGCTTTTTATAGTGCCTCTGTTTATTCTTCTGAATTAGTTGATGATGGAGATGGAGGGCAAGAACCTAGATTTAGCTGCAATGTAGTTCTTCGGCAAAGAGGAGATGCTTTTAAAACAGTGATGGCTCTTAGTTCTGTAATGAGAGGTATGACATTTTGGAGTGCAGGATCTCTCACTCTTACGCAAGATCGACCTACAGATGCCAGCTATTTATTTAATCTATCCAATGTCACTGCCGAAGGTTTTATATATTCTGGGACAAGTTTGAAAACAAGATCTACAGTTGTATCTGTATCTTATTTTGACTTAGTAAATCAAGAGATAAATTTTGAAACTGTTGAAGATACTGCTGCTAAAAATAAGTACGGAATTATTCATAAAAAAGTTACTGGTTTTGCTTGTTCTTCAAGAAATCAAGCTAGAAGATTAGGAAGGTTTATTCTTTTCGAGGAGCAAAATTCTTCAGAAACCATCAGCTTTGCCACTGGATTAGCAGAAGGAGTAATTGTTAGACCAGGACAGGTTATTGAAGTAAGCGATCCAGTGAGAGCAGGACTCAGAAGAGGAGGCAGAATAAAATCTGCAACTACTACATCTGTGACAGTAGATGATACTGATGCAACTGATTTAGATATAACAAATAACGCAACTTTAAGTGTAGTGATGCCAGATGGATCGGTTGAAACTAAAGGCGTTGTATCAAAAGTTGGTGCAACTTTATTTGTAAATGTAGCTTTTACCAGTGCTCCAAATTCAAATAGCGTTTGGATTTTACAGAACACAACTTTACAGACTACACAATGGAGAGTTGTTGGGATTACTGAAGATAAGGACAGTTATGCAGTAACGGCAACATCTTATAACGCAGGAAAATATGCTTTTATTGAAGATGGTTCTCCGTTACCTGTTCGTAATATTACTGTTTTAAATGAACTTGTTGATGCACCAGGGGGTGAAATTGTTGAGGAAGAATTTTTTACAGATGGTGCGACAGCAAGAACTAGATTAAATATAAGTTTTAATCCTGTTCCAAGAGCTATAGAATACGA